ACACGTACCAGGAAGCCAAGCAAGACATTCTTTCATGGATGCCGAAGGTCACGCCGGGCGGAATTCTATCCGGCCACGACTACTCCGATCATTTTCCAGGCGTAAAAAAAGCTGTTGATGAAACGCTCAGGAACTTCGACGTGCAGTTTGAAGGAACGATGTGGTGGGTAAAAATCCCAGGAGACGAGTCCAATGGACGAGCCAAACTACCCGGCGATAACTGATCAGGTTTGCCGTAAATGCGCTGGCTCGTTTCCTAAAACAGATTTCAGAATCGGAAACGTCGGCAGTTACTCGTGCTATTGCAAGAAATGCCAAAAGCTCATCCGTGCCGAAAACGCCGTTAAGGAACTTGCCAAGCGCAAAGCACACGAACTTCGCGAAGGCACGAAAGAAATAACCAAAACTATCAGCGCGCCGCATATCAGCGAATTAGCTGAGGCGATGGTTAAAAAATTTGGTGGGTTAGAGCAATTTGTTGATGAGTGGTATCAGGACATACGGAAGTCCGAAGCGGGATCGAAAACGCGACTCGATTCGTACAACCAGATCAAAAACATGATCGAGGCTAGCACAATTCACCGAATGAGCGCGCCGGACGTTTTGTCGCTTACAGACAAACAACTCGAACTTGAACGAACCATGTTGATCATGGAAATGATTGCCGAGAACCCCGATAGCGAACACACCGAAACCATCATGAAGCTATTGGAAAACGGCGGAGACGTGATAGATGTCGATTCAACAACGATTACAACAGATAGAGAAAGAGCGGGATCGTCGAGCGAAGAATCCACTGACTCTGTTTGAACCGAATGATACGCAGTTGGAATTTCTGCAAAGTCCTGCAACCATTCGTCTTCTTCGTGGAGGAAATCGCAGTGGCAAAACAATCACGGGGGCAATTGAACTAGCGCGCGCCGCAACCGGACAAGACCCTTTTAAAAAATACCCGACGAATAGGCCGCTGTTAATTTACATTATATCTTACGACGGAGATACCGTTGGTCGCGTATTCTATCGCCTTCTTTTCGAGTCTGGCGCGTTCCGAATCATTAAAGACGATCGAACCGGAAAGTGGCGCACCTATCGACCGTGGGACAAAAGAGATGTCGCGCGTGAATCGGACTCCGAATTAACTGCACCTCTTATACCGGAGCAGTTTGTAAAAGGCGGAATTGACGAAGGGTTTGCCTGGGACAACAAAAGAGAAAAGCAATTTTCTCGCGTCGAGCTTTATTTCGGCGAAGGCCATCCGATGAACGGGACGGTGATTCGTGCCTATGGATCGCAAGCAAAACCGGCTATGGGTGATCCCGTTGATCTAATTTGGATTGACGAAGATTTGTATGATCGCAGCTGGGCGCAGGAAATGGAAATGCGCCTCATTGATCGCAAGGGTCGCATGTACTGGACGGCTTTTCCGCTGAGCCAAAATGATGCCATGTATAACATTTCCGTTAGGGCCGAGGCTCAAAAGGAGATGGAAAACCCCGACGTTCAGCAGTTCATATTGTCAAGCAGAAACAATAAACACCTTGACATTGTTGAGTTGCAAAAAAAGATGGCCGGGATGTCGCCCGAGGAAATAAAGGCACGCATTGACGGTGAGTATGAGCTGTCTGCCACGCTTATGTATCCGCAATTTGCGAGACACGTTCATGGATTGCCACGCACACCCGAACCCGAAGAAAAAGACATCCTAGAATTAACCTGCGTTGGCCAGGATATTCCACCACACTGGACTCGATTCATGACGGTTGACCCCGGTCACGCTGTCTGTGCCGTTTTATTTGTAGCCATTCCACCACCGCAAGAAGTAGGGAACTACTACGCGATTATCTACGACGAGCTTTATCTCAAACAATGTTCGGCCGAAATATTTGGTCGCGAAGTCAAGAAGAAAATCACCAGATCAGACGGAACACTCGACGTTTTTCAGTCGTTTATTATCGACGATCATGGTTCTCGTGTAACCCAAGCCGGTAGTGGCACAACGATCAAATTCCAGTACAGCCAGGCCCTGAGAGCGAACGGCGTTGAATCAATCATGACCCAGCATGGATTCGTCAAAGGGTGCGACAACGTAGAGGAAAGAGCCGAGTTAGTGCGTCTTTGGATGAGTTATCGAGAAAATATAGGCCCAACCTTAAGAATCGTGCTGGACAGATGTCCGGAGTTGGTCAAAGAATTTAGTTATTACAAAAAACGTGTCATGTTCGGCAACAACGCAAGCGACAAACCGATCCCAGTTCATAATCACGCTTGCAACGCCCTTGAATACCTTGCCGCTTTCAAGCCGTACTACGAACCACCGCCACCATCAAGAGCACACAACCCCGTTTATGATTTGTGGCTCAAATGGACTGGTGGAAAAAACACAAACAAAGCCATCGAGCTTGGCCCCGCAGCTCGTCAAGTTTGATAACCCCGATTGAGGTGATTTATGCTAGAAACTGCAACAGAACAAGATTTAGTCAAGCAAGCCGAAAATGCCCGCTTCGCTAAGAAATTAAAAAACCTGAAGCCTGGCGACCGGGTGTATTGCTGGAAACCGAGCAATCGAGGCGGCGCAAACCCAATGCTCGCCCTCGTTTTTGCGGTCTTCGCTGATCGGCTAAAACTCCGTGCCTTTCCAGAAAAAGGCCCGTCGCAAGGTATTGATGGTGCTGTTCACTGGAAGCACAAATCATTCGAGGAATTCCCTGAACGTGAAGAGCATATGTGGAGTTGGGCATTCATTGAGGAAGTCTATCAACCGTCATGAGCCAAAAACTTGCACCTATCGCGGCAGCGTGGAGAGAGAAAATCACGCGAGGGATCGAGAAGCGCAAGCCGTGGCTACAAAATGCCAAACAATGCGAACTTTTCTATGCCGCTGCGCCTGGTTGGATGTGGAGCGACGAATATCGCTCTAAATTCAAACTGGACGACGTAAAGCCCAAGTTTCACATGACCGTGGCTAAGGCATTTGAGTTTGTTGCTCTCTACGGCCCGTCGCTTTATTGGAAAAATCCAATTCGCACCTGCAAGCCCAAGGAACGCTTAGAAATCGTTCCCGAAGATTTGATGTTTCTGGGCGTCAACGATCTCAACACGGTCAATATGATCGGCCAGCAGATGCAAACCGAACGCAGACGCTTGGAGCTAACTTCTAAGTTGACAAGTCTCTGGCTAAATTACACGCCCAACGAACAAGTTGGCGGCGGACTTAAAGCCCACTCCAAACTCGCTACGATTGACGCTCTCGTTAAGGGTCGTGGATGTTTGACCGTCGAGCCTTATCAGTACCCAGGCAGTGACCGGAAGCTTACAGGGGCGTTCTACATGAGTCCCTACGATCTGGTTATCGATCCTGACGCAGACACAATCTGGAACGCGAGTTGGATGGCTATTCGCTGCGTTCATCCAGTTTGGCAATTCGTACAAAAGTACGCTCAATATGGAGTGACAGAAGAAATCGCCAAGAGATATGCCAATCATTCCACTAACAACGGCGTCGCCGAGAATAGCCGCGCTCGGGAAGATGACGGATTGCGCAAAACACTTGGTGAATCATACGATTGCATCGTCTATTGGAAGATTTACAGCAAGGGTGGATTAGGAGCGAGATTAGCCAACAATCTTGACGCCAACCCTGAATTAAAGCAGCTTGATACGGCTATTGGTGATTATCCTTTTTTGATCATTCCAGACCAGACACCTGATATTGTTTTCAATTGCCCCAACGAAGTATTCAATCAGGCAACACCACCAAACCCAGAGGATTTGGCCGGACGATTCGCTTGGCCGATTCCATACTGGAAAGATGGTAAATGGCCAGTTGACATTCTTGACTTCAATCCGGTGCCTGGCAGTGTTTGGCCGATCGCGCCGCTAACTCCCGGCATGGGCGAATTGATGTTCATGAATATCATCATGAGCTTTTTGCCAACACGAATTGTTAGTTCCTCTCGCGATTTTATCCAGTGCCCCAAGGCACTCGAAGAGTCAGTTAATGACGTTTTCAGCAAGGGATTGGATCTATCGGTTTTTGGCATTCCGACTGAATTTGCTTCAAGCCCACAGGGTGTCATTAGCTTCTTACAGCACCCACCACTCAATACCGACCTCTGGACGATCCTCGATAGGGTGGCCTTGGCATTCGATAAACGAGTTGGATTATCCGAATTAATGTACGGCTACAACCCTGGCGCGACTTCACGAACTGCCGAAGATGCTGCAATGAAACGAGAGGCCCTATCAGTACGACCGGATGATATGGCCACGAGCGTCGAAGAATGGCAAACAGAAGTCGCTAAAAAGGAAAACATCTGCACGCAACTATTCATTGGTGCGAACGACGTTAAGCCAGTTATCGGAGAAGTCGGTTCACTTCTCTGGGGGCAACTTATCATGGCGCGACCAATTGAAGATGTCTTGCGAGAAACCGATGTATCGATCGAAGCGGGAAGCGCACGTAAACCAAACAAGGATCGGGACGTTGCTAATGCTGCACAAGCATTGCAATACTTCCTACCTGTCTTAATGCAATACTCGATGCAAAGCGGCGACGTTAATCCAGTCAATGCGATCATCGAACAATGGGGTGATGCCAACGATATGGACATGACCGGATTCTTATTGCAACCGCCTCCACCACCTCAAATACCAATTGATCAAAACGGACAACCGATTCCCCAAGGTGCACCAATGCCGCAGCAGGCAGCGCCGCAACAACCCCCGATGCCAGGAGTAGCAGCATGAACGATAATCTAGCTAGACAGGAAATTCAGTTAAACGAAGTAGCAGGGTTTGAGGTAATCCAGCAAATGAAATTTTTGGAACACACCGTAAAGGTGTGTTATGGCGTGGATACATTTAAGGAAATGTTGGAGTTTCGTTTCGACACAAACAATCATGCCAACGAAAGTGAACGCGGTTACTGGAGCGCAGAAAGATTATTTCAATTGGCGACCGTCGGTCCGTGGAACAAGAACATTCTTTGGGTTGAAGTCACTGACATTAATGGTAACTCTCAGAAAATACACACGAATTGCAAATTAATGCCCGTAGAATACGACAAGCCTTCCCCTCAATGTTCCGCATGGAAAAAACACACTAATTTTATGGGGTGGT